AATTCTTTCAGCTTCTGCAATCATCTCTTCACATGCATCACACATTAGTCCCAGCCCCTTATATGTGCTTGTGGTTTGATTGTTTTGGTTGAAGTCAACTCCATTAACAAGATCAATTACTTCTGTTGGAGAATAGTCTTTATGTGGATACTTCTTCATCATCTCTATAACTATAAAGATAATACGTTTACGTTCCCACAAAATACCAGCTTCATGTCCTTCAGCATAGTCGTCTTCAAACTCACTCATTTGCTCTCCTTATCAAGGATACGTTCATGTCTAATAACATCAATCAAATCATTAAAGCTTGGCTTACCCTCAAAGACCCAGTCTTCTAGCAATGCCAGGATACGCTCACGTTCACGTATCTTTCCTAGTTCAATATAGTATAGATTGTTTAGTGATCTAACCATATGTTTCTCCTATGTATTTATCTACTATCTGGAGTGTCTTCTTAGATACCCCAGGAATTTCCTTCAAGTGCTCAGCCAAACGCAATGCACCGTTGTACATCATAATCTCTAGAGCAAGTGCTACTTCATCAGTTGCTGGAGTAATCTCAAACTCCATTCCTTCTTTTAATGACATGTACACACACACCTTCCAAATGTAAAATCGACAGGGCATTCAATGTGGTAGCCTGTCATACACCACCCACTAGGGAGTCTTTCACTTTTTCTTGCCATAATCAATTATACAATATGGGGTTGTTGTTGTCAAGATGTGGTGCGTGTCGCAGCTGGTGTCTCTATATACCGCCGAGCTATCGCCGTGCGAACTTGCGTGTGGTAAAATTGTTATATGGTATGTAATAGATGTAAAGATAAAGTTGAAGATTTGTGGATCGATCTTTGCGAGCAATGCGTTAAGGATGTACAAGATGATTGACAAAGACAAGACAGACAAAATAATTGATAGCTATGCTGCTAGATTCTTGGACGACTATGTTGGAACTTACGGAGTGCTTCCAGATGCAAACCTTGTAGAGGTTTGGAGAATGGGATTCATTGATGGGTGCCAAGCAGTTTCAGATGCACTAACAAAAAACAGCATTAGCTAGCTATGCTTTTGATTAGCTCTTGTTCTCTTTCGTATGTTCTTGTTTTGTGACAGTTTGAACAAACTACATCACACTTAGCCACTTCGTCCCAGGCTTTGTCTGGACCGTACTTCTTGAGTACACGGTAGACATTGCCAACCTTTCTATGTCCTGGTCTGTGATCAAACTCTAAGACATAGTGTGGGTACAACACACCGCAATCAACACAGCCAGACTCTTCTTTGTAGCGTTGTAGGTCTGGAAGATACTGTGTTATCGTCATCCTACATCTATTATATCAGTATAATGTATACTGTTATTGGAGATAAAAAATGGATTATGTTTATGTATGTCGTGATGGCGACAATGAAGAGTTGAAGTATTCAATTAGATCAGTTGAAAAGAATATGCCACCTGGAAAAATTTGGGTTGTCGGTGGCAAACCTGATTGGTACACAGGAAACTTTTTACCTGTCGAACAAACAAACAAGGCATACAGCAATGTTCGTGAACAGATTAGGGTTGCATGTTCTCATGAAGAAGTTAGCAATGACTTTGTTTTAATGAACGATGACTTCTTTGTTATCAATACCGTGAAAGAAATACCAACGTGGTATACAGGAACACTAGCAGATAGGATAGCTGGGTTGCAAGATATGAAATCTCATAACTCTGGGTACCTAAGACTTTTGATAATGACCAACAACGTAATTAAAAGAAGTGGCGTTAAAGATCCACTTGACTATGAAGTTCACGTACCAATGATCATGAACAAAGAAAAAGCTTTGACCATCATACGTTCAAGTGCACTGTGGAGATCATACTATGGCAATAAATACAATATCGGTGGAGTAAGGCATGACGATGTAAAAATTCACAGCAACACTCTTCTTGAGGATAGAGGCAGAAATTTGATCGACGTGTCTACTGAGCCATACATATCTGGCAGCGATTACAATTTTGATTTTTTAAAGGATGCAGTATTGGATAAGTTGTTTCCTGATGCATCTAGTTGTGAGTCCCCCTAGAGAGATTCGAACTCCCGACCTGTAGGGTAGAAACCTATTGCTCTTCCGCTGAGCTATAGAGGGAAAATTGCTAGAGACTAATTGTCTTAGCAAAATTATTTATATAGTTTGTCTAAACGTTGCATATTGTATAAATTCTTTTGCAACATTCTTGTCACAAAACTTTTCAAATCCTTCAAAGCCTGGTGCAGAGTTTACTTCACAAACCTTGTATCCGTCTTTGTCAATTAAAGCATCTACGCCAGCAATCTCTAAGTTTAAAACTTTTGCAGCATTTAAAGATAGGTATGAAAGCTCTTCGTTTATTTCGTAAACAGATCCAGTTCCTCCACGAGAAATGTTTGCCCTGAAGTCTCCATCAGTGCTTGATCTCTTCATTGCTCCAACTATTTTTCCTCCAATTACTAAAACCCTAACATCTGTTCCTGGGTGTTCGCTAACATATTCTTGGATCAAAATATTTAGGGGAGAGTTAAGGCTACTAACAAATTCCATTAACTCTTTGAGTGACTTAGCATCTTGAACTAAGTGAACGCCATTGCCATAGCTTCCACTTAAAATTTTTATAACACAGGGAAATCCAATTTGTTTTTCTACCAATGAGGCATCAACTGGAAATCTAACTAACATTGTTTTAGGCACTGGAATGTTGTGTTGTGCCAAAATTTGAGTTGAATACATTTTATCCTGTGCAGCATCAATGCTATCACTTGTATTCAAAACTGGGACATGCATTCTTTCTAAGTGTCTTAGAACACTCATTGCATAGTAGCTTGTCCCACTACCAGTTCTTGGAATAACAACAGATGGAAGCTTTACTGTTTCATTGTTCAGTATAATACTTCTTCTATCATTTCTTGTAACAATAAGATCAAAGTTGTCAACCTCTACATGCTTTATTTCTAAATCACGAAGTGCTGCTTCTTCAAAGATACGATTAAGTTCATAGTCGTTCTTATTGTTTTTGGTGAGATACCAGATCATTTTTATTTCCATTCACTGAGTAGGGCAGATGGGGCTTGAACCCACTATCGATACCTTATAAGAGTATTGCATTTACCAGTTATGCTACTGCCCCGACTAATGGTTATTTCTTTTTCCTTGTATAGATTAGAATATTAACAACAGCATTTAGCCATACCACTACGAGTATAACAATCTCAACAACAAATATTGGATTATCTGTCAGTATAGTCTGATTGCCTTAGCAAATACAACACGAGATGCCATCTTCGATGCACTAATAATTGCAATAGGTGCAGAGATAGCAAGGACAACACCAGCCCACATGCGAGGCTCAGACCAGTCCCATTCCCAAAAGTCTAGGGTGTGGAATGCATTTGCAAGAACAGCAATTGTTGCAAAGCCAATCATACCTACAACAGCACCCATAGTCTTTTCTGGTTTACCATCTTCATCAAGACGGGAACCAAGAACCAAAAAGGCAATAAGAAATAGCAGATACATTAGCTCAACAAAGAAAAAGAACAATGCTGCCATCCATTCTGCTGACAGTCCTACAAATGCTGCAACAGATGTAATACCATTAAAAGAAACAATTGCAGATGAAACAAATGCAATACCAATTCCTGTTATCCATGTCCACAAAACAATACGTTGGTCGATCTGGATTTTAGGTGCTCGTTTAGCTTCCTGGTTTGCATACAGTTCCGCACGACGACGCTTAGTGTTGCCAGCTACACGAGTCCTAGAGACTCGCTTTGCTCTTGGCTCTGCCTCTGCTGTTGGAACTACGATCTCTACCCTCGGAGGAATCTCATCAAAGTATGATCGGGGATAACTATTTTCATTCATATTTTATTTTACCATCCTATTCTTAAATGTGCAATGCTTTAAAACTATTTGGAAAACGGTCTGCTACAAAGTCTTTTACAGCAAACGCATACTGCTGAATCTCTACCTGTGCATCATGTTCCATACGTTGTTCAAGGAATGTCATTACTCCTTGTAGAGATACCGTCCAACGCCAACGTACATACATCGCATACGCAGGAAGAAACAAACGAGCAATCTCTGGTGCAACTCCCATATTAAGGGCACCACGATATAAACTTATAGACTCGTGAACTACACGGTCCAGTCTCTTTGTCAGTATATTACCATCTTCATCGCCAATGGGCTTACCGCTACCCTGCTTACTATTCTCAGGCTTGCTTCGCCACTCATTCTCTGCTGGGACATAAAACTCTTCTTCCTCAGTAATATAGCGACGTGATGATTCATTCCATCCATTCTGATCATCGATATGACTAGATGCAACTGCATACTTCCACCACTGTCGTGCAACAAACAATGGTGCATAGACTTCAAAAGTCATAGCAGCATGACGAAATGGTGATGTGTGGCCTTCACGAATTAGGAAGTCAAGCAGTTTCTCATCTTTGGAATCAAACTCTTTAGACTCTTTATCGTATGATACACGAGCTGCATTCACAATTGACAGATCGCTACCCATAACATCTACAAGTTTTACATATCCTTTATCAAGAACGTTAATCTTGTCCAAGTTCAATTGCCTCCAACTCAAAAATCTTTTTACTCGAATACTCTTCATCAATAAGCATGTAGTAGTCTCCATACTTTTTATTTTCACGAATAGCAAATCCAGCAAGCTCGGCACAGGTATTTGACCACCAACGCTTAAAAGGATTCCTGGTTCGCTTAATTCGAACGGTATCGTAACGAAACTCATATTCAGTATCGTAAACATCACCAGTCATTTCAATTGCAAGATATTTAAGTTCCTCATCAGTATAAGGAATAGAGTATGTGGCATTGCTATTATCAATAAGCCTTACCATTATTGCACCTTCTTTAGTGAGATTTGTGGGGCATGGCCCTCATCTTCTCTTGCAGAAAAGTTGTCGTATGCCACACCAAACAGTTCTCCATCGACCTCAACAATAATGTTGTTGTCTTTTAGAACAGAGAGAAGCTTAGCCCTCTCCTCTACGATGACTTTTGATAGAAAGTCTTCTACGCTGATATGATAGTGGTTCTCAACCTTGATTGGGTTTTCCATTTTACTCCTTGCTTTAACAGTAAATTACATTTCTTCTATAATTTTATAGCATTTGGGACACAATGTCAAGTTAGTTTCCAGAATTTAGACATGTCAGGAAGTTTGGCTGGATCCATAGTTTTTAATCCAGCTTTTCTATATTGCTCTCTAGCTGCTGGATTGTTTTCAATAGCTAAAGTTGCTCCACGAGCCTTTAGCCTCCTACCCATTTCGCCTTTGTATTGATTATCAGAGAGTGGTCCAGGATTCATATAGAGCCTTGAATATCTTATTCCAGCTGATCGTAAGGCACGTACAGTCTGAGTGCGTTGACTTGGTGATCTACCAGTGACAATATAGATTGGGCCACTAAGAGTCTTGATGTATTCAATAGTTCTTTTAATTGGCTGATCGCCATATCTTAGAAGTGTATCGTCAATATCAACAATAGTAGCCATTAAGAGGCCCTTAAAGTGTTCATTCTGTGTGCAACAACTGTGTCTGTTGGCTTACCATCACGGTATAATCTAATAACTGCAGCTGGATTATCTGGTGTTCCACTTACTGAAACATCTGTTCCTGGAACATTATATGTACCATTACGGATTATTCTAGTAATCTTACCACTTGCCCTACCGCCAGAAGAATTCCAGCTAACCATTGATCCGACACCAATAGCCTTAATCATAACCCTCTTGGACTTAGTGAAGTCTTTACCAAAATCAGCAAACAGTGCCTTGTCTCTCATGCGTTCTACGATTCCTCGTGACCAAGAGAATCCTGCGTCTCCGCCCCATGCATCCCACATGATACGACCATTGCTAGGATTAGCAGTGTTGTTAAAATCTTTGCCCTTTTTGTCTACCTCGTGACGAGAGAAGAATGAGTACATACGTCTAACTACACTGATAGACATTGCTCTTCCTGCTACGATATCTGATGCTCTACCCCAGCCAACTGGAGTTCCTGCACCTGTAGCCTTACCGTCCTGCTTCCACTTAAGAGCACGACGTGCAGCTGACTTCATTCCTGCTGTTGGGCTGAATGTCTCTGCTTTAAACATCATTTCCATGTCTTCATCTTTTTGGCTCATAGAGTGTCCTTGCAGTTCGTCAAGTCGTGTGGCATCTTGATACATCATGCCAATACTGTATGGTGTCTCTTCCCACATTCCATCTTCCGCTTCTTCAAAAACTCTGACAGACATTGCTGGGTTTTCTGGTGGCATTGACTCTATGGCGTACTCTGTTCCTGGTTCTCCAAGTGTTCCGCCTTCCCACATTATGTGTTCGACACGTCCGTGGACTACACCCTCTGTGGTCATTCCCATTACGTAGTCACCCTCTGTAATGTGACCATCTTTGTACATTTCGTTACGGCGACGACCCATGCGTTCGTCTTCCTTATCGTCCATTCCAGAGTGTCCAGACTTTGGATCGATGTTGCCCTCACTAACATTGATGGCATAAATTTGATTAGCTGCTTCTTCAGCTGTATTGTGGCAACCCATTACTGTGCCATCATCTTTAACGGCCGGGTAGCCTGAGCAACCGTAAGATCCTTTAGCACCAACTTTATAAGGCATACAAATATTATACCACGAAAAATCCCCCACACAAGATTCTACCTGCAGGAGGCCACGGTCTTAAATAATAGGGTAACTAATCCATCCTAAGAGCGATGCCTGCGTGGGGGACAAATATATTATATCACTAAATATTATTATGGTAAAATTAAGGTATATAGAATTGGAGCAACATGGCAAGAATTGCCTTTTTGGGAAACTTTAGAGTTAACTATTCGACAGAGACCCACCATACAGAAACGCTAGAGTCTATGGGACACGATGTCCACAGATTGCAAGAAACTGAAGCCAACTCAGAAAAGATATATAGAATGGCCTCTACCTGTGACTTATTCGTTTGGGTGCACACTCATGGATGGGATACCCATGGAAGACTAGGAATGGAGCACGTACTTCAAAAACTAAAAGCTCTTGGCATACCAACAATGACCTATCATTTAGATCTATGGTTTGGTCTTAAACGTCAGGATGATCTTGAGAATGATCCGTTCTATAAAAATATTGGTCACTTCTTTGCTACAGATAAGCTAATGGCTAACTGGTTTAATGAGAATACAGAGGTCAATGGACACTTTCTTCCTGCTGCTGTCTTTGCTCCTGAATGCTATGTTCATCCAGCTTACGATGGGACTTTTGATTACGATGTTATTTTTGTTGGCAGTAGAAGATATCACCCAGAGTACCCATACCGTCCTCAGCTAATAGACTTTTTGCGTAATACTTATGGCGAGAGATTCTTACATGTTGGTGGAGATGGAGATACAGGTGTTGTGAGAGGTGACGATCTTAATCGAATGTATGCTCGTAGCAAAATTGCAATTGGAGACACTCTCAATATTAACTTTAGCTATCCATACTATTCTTCAGATAGATTGTTTGAGTCTACTGGTAGAGGTGGCTTCACAATCTACCCCAATATTTTTGGGCTAACAGAATATTTTAATGATAAAGAAGAAATTGTTTTTTATGAGCATGGTAATCTTCAAGATCTTAAAACTAAAATTGATCACTATCTTGAGAATGAGTCTGAACGTGAGAGCATTCGTATGGCTGGATTCAAAAGAACAAAGTCTGATCACACATACACCAATAGATGGGAAAAAATCATTAAGGATCTTGGCCTATGAAATATGTTGCATGTCTACCATTCAAAGTAAAAGAATTTCGTGACGAATTCATGAAAACCTGTAAGCTT